TTTTTGGATAGTTATTTATCCAAGGCTGGGAAATGAATGAGTACCAAAAACAAGCAGACAAATTCTTTAAGATATTTGCTAAACTTTATGTGGCATATCTGGTGGTTGGTCTGCTTCCTCACTTACCTGACGAGTTGGCGGGAAAAATTGTCGATAAACTTCTTGGAATGATTGGACTGTAATGCTATCTCTATTTTCTACTCTTGGTGGCTTGCTGATCTCTGGCTTGCCAAAGCTGCTGGACTACTTCCAGAACAAAGCCGACCAGGCGCATGAGCTTCGCCTGGCACAGGTGCAGACTGAGCGCGAGCTGCAGCTGGCGGCTGCCGGGTTCGCTGCCCAGGCCAAGGTCGAGGAAATACGCACCGACCAGATCGCCATGCAGACTGACGCGCAGATGACTGAAGCAGCGCTCAAGCATGACGAGAAGATCATGGAGCGGGCCAGCACCTGGGTGGTCAATTTTGTTGGCACCGTGCGCCCAGTGGTGACGTACATCTTTGTGCTTGAGCTGTGCGCAATCAATGCTTGGATTGCCTACTACATATACACGCGTCCCAGTTTGGTTACAAACATGGAAGACTTGATTCGGTTGACCGATATTTTGTTTAGCGCCGATGAGATGGCCATGCTGGGCGGCATCATTGGCTTTTGGTTTGGCTCACGCAGCTGGAGCAAGAAGTGAAGCTGAGCAAGGCTGGCGCTGATCTGATGCACCGCTACGAGGGGTGCCGCAACCGCCCGTACCTATGCCCAGCTCACATTTGGACAATCGGATTTGGGCATGTACTTCAGCAAGAACAGATCAGGCTGCCGATGGCCAGGACTGAAAAGTACACGGGCATGATTCGCAAAGAGTTTCCACTGAGGGAGGAGGACAACCGTGTCTGGTCACAAGCAGAGATCGATCAACTATTCGCACAGGATGTCGCAAGTTTTGAACGCGGTGTTTTACGACTTGCTCCCAATCTGGTTGGTCATCAAGGGGCTTTCGACGCGTGCGTCAGCTTTTCCTTCAATGCCGGACTGGGTAATTTTCAGCGCTCTACCATTCGCATGAAGATTGGCCGCGAAGACTGGGAGGGTGCAGCGCAAGCCTTCATGCAATGGACTAAGGGCGGGGGCCGTGAGCTCCCCGGCCTGGTCAAACGGCGCAAGGCTGAAGTTGCGCTATTCCTGAGTGACGAAACTACTGAGCAGCTCCAAGAGCATTGATGCGCTTCTGGTAGTTGGCTGTGTGTCTGATCCGCTTCATGGTATCGATGCGGCCAATGGTTTCCTGGTTGCACTCTTTCAGCTCCTTCAAGATTGTCATGCGCTCGCGGGCTGGTCGCTTGCCTGCCTTCGCGGTCTTCTCGGCCAGCTCTTCGTACGCATCTGCCCAGTCTTCCAGGGTGTCATGCACGCTGTAGGGCTGCTCCTTGCCTGGCACGCGCACAGCAAACCCGATGGGCTCCACCTCGCCCAGGTCATCATCCTCACCAGGCACGCGCTCGACCAAGGGCTGCAGCTCAACATGCTCGACCACTTCGACCACCTCGGCCACTTCCGCGACGGGCTCTAAGACCTCTGGCTCAGCTGGCGCTTCCAACTCCACCGGCTTGGCCACCATGTCGAGGGGGTTTGCAGGGGCCTGGCGGGGCGCTGAAGCGCTTTTCTCATCGACAGGGTAGTCATGGGCCTCTTCGGCTGTGATCAAGCCTGTAAGAACGTCAGCAAAGGCATCGCGCAGGGCGAAGCCGCGAGCTCGCATCTGCATCATGCGCTTGGGGTATGCCTGCCATGGGCCTGTCTTGCCCCACAGGCCAGCTCGCTTGGCATCTTCGACAGAGAACTTGAAGATCACTGGGGTGCGTCCTTTGCGCTTGGCTACGCACACAGCCACGGGGTTGGGTGTGCCTTCGTTCTCAAAGTATTCCTCGATGTTCTCGCACGTTGGGCTGGCCTGCACCAAGGCCATGAGTGAGTCGCCATACATGCTGGGCTTGCCGTTGATCACAGCAATGTTCTGCAGCGCTTGCATGGGTGCCATGCCCATCTCATAACCCCACTGCAAGCAGACCAGGACATCATTGGGTTTACCCTGATATGCCCTGGGCACCATGCTGGAGCTGGCCAGCATCTCGCTGAACTGGATGGCCTCTGTGAGGGTGGTTGGCGCGAAGCCGCGCTGGTTAGTGGTTGTGAGTTGCATTCTGTTCTTCCTCTTCGATGTACTGTTTCATGGTTGTAAAAATCAGGTCGGCCATTGCGTCAACAAACACTTCGGCCTCCTCTTCTGTTGCGTTTGTTGCGTTTAGCAGCGCAACGACAGCGCGTTCGTATGCGTGCCGGATGGCGGGGCGGTCGGGTAGGTTCATGTCAGTTGTCCTTTGCAATGAAACACAGCGAGGCAACCAGCAGGCCAACGGTGCCACCGACCATGAGGCAGCCAATTGCAATGAGTGTGCAGATCATGGCTGCAGCTCCTTGATGGACAGCGATGACTGGCGCACGCTGTACGCTTCTTTAGCCGGCACTAAACGCTCGGCTACTGCCTTGAAATTGCGCATTGGCCAGCTGATGACGTACTGCCCTGCCCGGCCCTTCTCTGCCTGGCCCAGCTGCGACTTGATCAGCTTCTCTGCTGTTTCGATGTGAGCCTCGGCTGCCCTGATGGCGGCCTTGTTTTCCAAGATGCCCTTGGCTAGGTCGGTCACGCTGCCTGGCAGGTCGATCTCTTCTTTGCTGGCAGCCTGCGGGTAGATGCGGTCGAGCTCTTTGCTGCTGGCCGGTGGATACCAGTCGATCTCAGCGCTGCGGCGGTACTTGTCCAGCTTGTTCTCAAACAGCAGCACGGCCTTGACGATCTCTTTTTGGGTGTCGTAGTGCGGGCCGAACAGGAACACGCGCAGCTCGATGCCCTGGTACAGCACGCACACAGCGCCCCACTTGTGGCCGGTGACCAGCATCTGGCCTTGCAGCTGGATGGGGCCACGCGCCAGGTGAGGCACGTCCTCTGGCATGGTCTTGGTCAGCTTGGCCTCCAGCACGCCGGGGCCGTCTAGGACAATGGAGTCCTGGCCAACCACGAAGATGCCCTTGTCGGGGTCGCTGGTGATCTCCTGGCCGGTGCCATTGCCAACGCCGTCCAGACTGCACGACAGCGCAACGCTGCTGTGGGTGTATGCCTGGTTGATCTCGGTGTTAAATTCGGTGATGCCCAGGCGCTTGGCTGCCTCGATCAGGATCACCGGCTCCAGGGTGTTGCCCCAGCCCATGGCTTCGTTGCCAATGTCGGGGCGTTCTTTGCCATCGATGGCGTTGATTGAGAACTGCAGCTCATCATTGGGCGTGCTGTACTTGCTAAAGCCCATCAGCCCCGGCAATCTGCTGGCGCTCATTGACTTGTCATCGGTTAATTTTCCGGCCATGGTTTACTCCTTTGTTGTTGCAAGAGAATACACACGCACAATCCGCGCATGTGCTTGAGGATGGACAGCTTCAGTGAAGCCGACCGTTGTAAATTGTTTGGTTCTAAATACGGCGCCAAGCACCGATGGATGTACGCCTGATGGCACTTCGATGAATTGCCTGATGTCATTGATGGACACCTGGCCCTGCTGCTTGCACAGAACCACGGCCAGCGCCCGGCACCGTTCTAAGAACTGGTGATCACGCTGCTCAAAAATATCGAGCTGGCGCTGCTTTATGTCGCGACCAATTGCCTTCATGATTGAATCTTTTCAACCTGTTTGGCCATCAACCAATTGTCACCAAGCCGGCGAACAGATCGCACCCATTGGAGCTGGTACGAGCGGATTACGGCAGGCGGTGCATCGTAACCGGCAAAGATGCGGCGAACGTGAGTCAGGAATCTGGTATTCATGATCAGCCCCTCCATGCCAACAAAACACCCCAGCCACCAAAGACCAGGAACGTGCCCACAACGTAGGCTGCATCGATTAGTTTTTCTTTCATGCTTCTCTCCTTAATTAAGCTCTTGCGAGCAAGTTGGAAACCTGGCTTGCGTGCCAGACTGTGCCGCCCCTGGCGGTTTCAATGCCACGAGCTGACAGCTCATTGGCAATGTCTCTGAGGGTGGCTGCACCCAGGCGTGCCTGGATGTCGCGCACCATTGGCAGCATGCGTGCTGCATAGGCGTCTGCCTTGGTCTTAATGCTGGCCACACCAGCTGCGCTGCCAACTTCTGGCGTTGGGCAACCCAAGCGTGTGCCACGGGCCTTGGCTTGTGCCAAAGCAGCCTTTGTGCGTTCGCTGATCTTGCGTGCTTCCCACTCAGCAAACACTGCAGACATTTGCAAAAACGTGCGGTCAGCTTCTGGCATGTCAGCGCACACGAATGGCACGCCAGACTCCAAAAGGCCAGAGATAAAGTGGACATTACGAGCAAGGCGATCGAGCTTGGCAATCACAAGGACTGCCTTTGTACGCTTGGCCAGGCTCATGGCTTGAGCCAGCTCTGTGCGGTCGGTCTTGCGGCCAGACTCGATCTCTGTGAACTCAGCAACCAGCTCCTGGTCACCGACGTGTTGGGCAACAGCCTGGCGCTGTGCATCAAGGCCAAGACCTGACTGGCCCTGGCGGTCTGTTGACACTCGGAAGTAAGCTACAAATTTGGTCATGATCAAGCCTCCACGCTGTCAAGCAATGCGTCCAGCTTCTTGTTGAGCGAGTCAACCTTGCGCTGTGCTGCAGGCTTCAAGAAGGTCTGGCGGCCAGAGAAGTAAGCCTTAGCGCCACCGATGTAGCTGTCGGCGTTGTGTTCGATGAGAGCGATCTGGCGCTCGATGTCTGCGATCTGCTTTGCTGTGGGTGTCATGTTGAACTCCTTGCACGTCATCTGTGCGTTGAACATGGAAGGATTATAAACACAAAGCGATATCGGTGTACAACCCCCAAAAGGTGACTCTTTTCTAGGGACTTACCCTAATACAGCTAAAAATCAGTCACTTAGGTGTTCTGTCCAATATCGGAGCGATATACACTAATGCTCCATGGACAACACACTTAAACCCTTCCTCACCAGGCTGCGCCCGGAGACTCGCCTGCTGCTCGACAAGGCAGCCGAAGACCAGCGCCGCTCTATCTCATCCCTGATCGACCAGTGCGTGCGTGATCAGCTGCAGCCCCGCTACGGCCAGCTGACGCCTCGCCTGGAGCGCTTCCTGTCGGGGGTGAAGCAATGAACCACACCGAAGCGCAAGCCATCCTAGACATGGCCAAAGACGGCCAGCCGATCCCCGAGGACGTGCTCACCGAGGCGCTGTTCATGACGGGAGATGCGGCCTGCTGGCGCGACATCCCCTGCCCTGACGTTCAAGCCTTCGTTGAAGACATGCGCAAGGCGGGCCTGCTATGAGCGCCGCCATCTACTTCGTGGTGCCTGGTCAACCCGTTGGCAAGGGCAGGCCCAGGGCCAGCACAAGGGGCGGCTTTGTGCGCATGTACACCGACGCCAAGACGCTGTCGTATGAGGCCGCCATCGCGCACCAGGCGACGTTTGCCATGTCGATGTGGTCGGTGTTCGACACGCCCATCAGCCTGCGCGTGGTGGCCTTCTACGGCATCCCACCGAGCTGGCCAAAGCACAAACAAATGTTGGCGCTTAACAATGCGTTGATACCTGGCAAGCCTGATTTGGACAACGTGGCCAAGGCGGTGCTCGACGCGCTCAACGGCGTGGTCTACCAGGACGACAAGCAGGTGGTCAAGCTGGTCGCTGAGAAACGCTATTCGTACGACCCCAGGATCGAGGTCTACGCGCATGAGGTATGTCAATGAGTTTTGCAAAGCACCAGGTCAGCTTGAAAGGCAGTTCTGTGAACAGCCAGCCATACAAGCTGTGCCACCGATGTGAAGAGAAGAAGCCACCCGAGGGCGGCGTGCAGACCAGCCCGCAGCGCTGGTACTGCGCAGTGTGCTGGGTGGACAAGATGAAGGGTAAGCGATGAAGTATTTACAGACTAGGCTGCGCAAGCGGCTGCGGGGCCACGACGGCATGACAACCAAGCAGCTGTCGCTATTGGTGAACTCATGCCCACGGGACATCACCAGGTCGCTCAAGACCATGCCCGATGCATACGTTGACCGCTGGACAGGCCCAGAGCGTGGCCAGTGGGCGGCTGTGTGGTGCGTGGTCGATGTGCCCGAAGACTGCCCCAAGCCAGGATGAAGCGGCCATGGAAACCTCACTACCACAAGCACAAAGGCCCGGTCGAACCCGACAGGACAACGCTGCTCATGGGTGTGGCCAGAGAGCTGCTGACCACATGGGAGATCACCCAGGACAAAGCGCTGGTGGACAGGCACCTGGCTGCAGTGGACAAGGTCTACGGCGCCGGCAGCGAGGCATCAGTGCGCCAGTACATGCACAGGATCAAGAAAGATGAACGCTGTGGCTGAACCGATTCACTTTGAGCTGCCCAAGCGGCCAAGGGTCAAACAGAAAGACCCACCACCCGATCAGCGCAAGGTCTGCGTGCTGCCGATCAGAGCTGTGTTCGACAAGCGCATGAGCCACGGCGCCCTGCAAGCGCTCGCCGCTCTGTGCGCGTACTGCAACCGGGCAGGCATCACATGGGTCAGCCAGACCAGGCTAGCGCAAGAGCTAGGCATCAGCCAGCAAGCGGTGGCCAAGCAGTTCAAGCAGCTCAGAGAGTTGGGCTACCTGGAAACCGTACGCAAAGGGTTCAAGGGCGAGCGCACCGACACCCTGCGCGTGATCTTCGATCCATCCATCACAGCGGAGCAAGCCATCACCATGACCAGCAACAAGGAGGACACCAGGCCACCAGCCATCAGAGAAGAGCAGGCCAAACAGGCTGAACAGATTGACCGCGAAGGTCAAGCAAGGATCGCCAGGCTCATCAGCAAGGCACTCAAGCAACCACTGAAACAGGAGAAAACCATGCCCACATCAGGACAGACCAGAACGGTCAAAAAGATGAAGGAAGACATCGCCAAGACCAAACAGAAGCGGTCACCAGGTACACCAAAACCTGTGGACAACAGTGTGGACAACCATGCTCACATTCACAACCCACAGGTTGTACATGCAGAGGGTCTACATTCACAACCTAATCACAACCTGGAGGTTGTAGATAACACAGGAGAACACATAAGAGTAAACCTATATAAGGTTAATACTTTAAATACATTAAGAGATAACCGGTTAGTTCTGCACAACCAAACGATCAAGCAGCTGCTCGACTTCGGACTGACCGACCAGGACATCGATGACGGCCTGACAACCCTGCTGGCCATCTACGCAGCCGAGGGGATCACCCCGAAAGAGCAGCACCTGGTTGATGGATTGATGCAGATGAAGCGGGATGCTGCATGACCGAAGGCACCGCCAAGGCACCTAGATCGATCCATACGGCGCGATCACAGGCTGGTTGGCACATGGGTAGCATCACCTGCATTCAATCGCTTGTAGGCCGTTTAATCGATTCTGTACAAACCTCAAACGAACGTATGGGTTTTGTACAACCAGGGGGGATGCTGCGACGTGTGCCCTTGGAGCAGGCAGCGAACCATATGCGCCAGCGCTACCTGCGCGATAACGCGGGCGTTGACGGGCGCGATAAAAAACGACCCTTCCCCCCTCCCCCTCACCGTAGCGTTACGGGGACTTCCCACAATTTTTCCCAGCCTTTTCTTGGCTTGGTTAATTTTTCCTCAGAATTTTCTGAACTTTGTACACTCGCCATTTGAAAGGATTGATTTATGGCATACGAACTGAAACCTGGACAAGGCAAAGCCTTTGTGAACAAGACCAAGACCGAGGACTGGCACGCGCCGTACTCTGGTGAGGTTGTTTTGCCTGATGGCTCGCTGCATTACCTGGAGATCACGCCTGGCAAGACGCAGGCTGGTGAGCATTGGTTTAGGGTGAAGGTTGGCAAGCCCAAGCAAGCCAAGCCTGCTGTGGCTGCTCCGGTGGCGCAGGTGTCTGAAGACTCTGACATACCGTTCTGATGGCAAGCCGTAAGCAGCCGACGCAGATACCCAGTGTTGCTGGCTGGGGTGGCACCAGGTCGATTGAGCGCAGGCTTGAGAGATCGTCCACCCTGGCTGGCAACCGGGAGGCTGTGGCGTATGCGCTCTTGTGCATGGCCAACACGAAGATCAGCGACATCATGACTTGGGATGAGTCTGGGAACGTGACCGTGAAGGCTGCGCACCAGATACCCGAGCATGCGCTGACTGCGATCAAGTCGATCAAGCAGAAGGTTGACCGGGATGGCAACTCGACGCTTGAGATCGAGCTGTATGACAAGGTCGGGGTGCTGCGCATTCTGGCCAAGGCTTCGGGCTTGCTGGACAACCCAGATGAGTCTGACAAGCCATCGGTGATTGGGATCAACATCAAGTCCCCGATCAGTGACATTGTTGACGTGAAGGACTGACATGACCCTTGAGAAGCAATTGGTCGAGAGGATCATCGACGTGCTAAACCTAGAACTCGACACTGACCTGTCAGACCGGGCCTGGGAAGACATCTGCGACAAGAAGCTGGAGCTGCGGCAAGAGCTGCGTCGGCTGATTGGGGATCGATCTTGCCCGCCATGCCATGGAAACTGTTTTCAAGGGCGTAATTGCCCAGCAAGGAAGTAATGAGCCGCACCAAAGAACAAAGCTCCAAGCAGATGCCCTCAACGGGGCTGAACCTGGACTTCAGCGCCAGCCCAGAGGTCTGGGCCTTTTTGCAAAGCAATGCGTTTGTGCGCGGGATGATGGGGCCGGTGGGGTCGGGTAAGTCCTACGCATGCGCTGCCGAGATCATGATGCGTGCTGTCAAGCAAAAGCCCTCGCCCATTGACGGCATCCGCTACTCGCGGTTTGCCATTGTGCGAAACAGCTACCCCATGCTGAAAACCACCACGATCAAGACCTGGATTGATCTGTTTCCAGAGTCCACGTTTGGGCCTTTACTTTGGACGCCGCCGATCACCCACCACATCAAGCTGCCCAGCCGGGGTGATGCAGCCGGGATTGACTGCGAGGTGATCTTCCTGGCCCTTGACCAGCCCAAGGACGTGAGGAAGCTCTTGTCGCTGGAGCTCACGGGTGCCTGGGTCAATGAGGCGCGTGAGCTGCCCAAGGCTGTGATCGATGGACTGACCCACCGGGTTGGCCGGTATCCCACCAAGCGCGATGGCGGTGCTACATGGCACGGCATCTGGATGGACACCAACCCCATGGATGACGATCATTGGTGGTTTAAATTGGCCGAAAAGGAAAAGATGACCGGGCCCTATGCCTGGAAGTTCTTCAAGCAGCCTGGTGGCGTGGTGCCGGTGGCCGTTGAAGACCTGCCCGAGATGCCCGAGGCTCAAGACCATATATATAGCGCAGGCAAGTGGTGGAAGCCAAACCCTCGCGCTGAGAACGTCAACAACCTGCCCGGCGGGTACTACCAGCAAATGCTGCTTGGCAAGAACTTGGATTGGATTCGCTGCTACGCCGGGGCCGAGTACACCTATGTGCAAGAGGGCAGACCTGTTTGGCCAGAGTACGAGGACAGCATGATGTCTGGGGATGTGGAAGTCAGCAAAGATGTGCCTATTCAGGTCGGCCTGGACTTTGGATTGACCCCTGCAGCCACCATTGGCCAGCGTTTGCCCAATGGCCGGTGGCAGATCTTGCATGAGATTGTGACCTTTGACATGGGCCTGGAGCGTTTTGGCCAGCAATTGCTTGGCGAGCTCAACTCCAGGTACCCAAACCACCAGGTAATGATCTGGGGTGACCCGGCAGGCATGGCCAGGGATGCGATATACGAGGTCACTGCCTTTGATTTTCTGCGTACCTTGGGGCTCAAGGCCCAGCCCACGGCCAGCAACGACTTCAAGGTGCGCCGCGAGGCCTCTGCTGCCCCCATGCAGCGCCTGATCAACGGCAAACCTGGCCTAATAGTAAGCCGCGAGTGCAAGCTGCTGCGCAAAGCACTGGGCGGTGGCTACCACTTCAAG